GCGTATCAGTTCGCAAGACGCAGTTAATCATGCTGACGTGCGAACAAGAGGCATTTCTTAACCTAATCATGCGTGAAAATGCCGCTGAAAATGTTCCTGATTTAATGGCTAAAGCCCATGAAGATGCGCTGATTGCTAAAGCTGAATCAATGATTGACGACGATTACTAACAAACAACCAGCCGTGTGAAAGCGCGGTATTAAGGATGAATTATTATGAACAAAGATTACATACCATCAGCATTTCCCACTTATGAAAATAATGGGAAATGGCTAGATATATCAAGTGAAGGAATGACTTTGCGAGATTACTTCGCAGCCAAGTTTGCCGCCTCAATGATTGACTCTAAATGGGTCGACGAATCATCACTAAATAGAAATGCTGAAATAGCATACAAACAAGCTGACGCAATGATGAAAGCAAGGATCAACTAATGAAATACAAATACGAAATAACAAGCCTAATCGCTTTAATCACAGTTCTAGTTTTACGTGCGAATGGTGTGCTATGAAACGCGAATATCCAGCCGCGTGGTACTGTAAATTTATGTTCTTCGTTGGTCTTGCAATCATCCTGACAGCATGGTGCAACAGTCCAGCCGATGAAAGAATTAAACCTGAACCGATTTATCAAGTGAGTAAATGAAATGAGTGAACTACAGAAAGTGGATAAGAACCCGATTAAATCATTCTTTGATCGAGATATAGTGAAGGCTAAATTACAGGAATTAGTTGGTAAAAATGCAGCTAGTTTCACTACGTCGGTTTTGCAGATTGCTAACAGCAATACTATGCTAATCAATGCTGATCCTGTGAGCGTATTCAATGCCGCTTGCATGGCGGCAACTTTGAACTTGCCTATCAATAACAATCTAGGCTTTGCGTATATCGTTCCCTTTAAAAACAACAAAGAGAACAAGATTGAAGCACAGTTTCAGCTTGGCTATAAAGGATTCATTCAGTTGGCGCAACGTAGTGGTCAATTTAAAACCATTAGCGCGTCACCTGTTTTGGATGGTCAATTGATTAGTGAAAATCCGCTTACTGGTTACGAGTTCGACTGGTCAATTAAAACGTCTGATAAAGTGATTGGTTATGTTGCTTATTTCAAGCTACTGAATGGCTTTGAAGCATGGTTTTATATGTCAGACGCGGACGTGAAAAAACATGCTGGTAAATACAGTCAGACTTTCAAAAAAGGTTATGGCGTTTGGAAAGATCAATATGATGCTATGGCGATTAAGACCGTCTTAAAATTGTTATTGTCCAAGCAAGCCCCTTTATCAATCGAAATGCAGACTGCTGTACTAGCAGATCAAGCGATTGTAAAAGACGTTGAAACGCAAGATTTCGCTTATATTGACCATGATCCGATTGTTGAAGTGCAAACTGTAGATTTATCCAATAATCCTGAATTATTCGCCAAAGTGAAAGCTAATATTGCTAGTGGTCAACTTGATAAAATGAGCGTGTTATCAGGTGAGGCTGGTTATAAATTCAATGAAGCGCAACAAGTGGAGCTGTCATCATGTTAATACGTTGCTCATCCCTATCTAAAATCATGACCAAAGCCAAATCAGGTGATGGATTGTCTGAAACTGCAAAGTCTCACATTAAAGAATGTGTGCTTGCTGAACTTTATGGTTTTCGTGATTTTACGGGCAATAAATACACTCAAAAAGGTATTGAGCTAGAAGACGATGCGATTCGTGTTGTCGGTGCATTGAGCGCAACGAATCTCAAGAAACACGAAGGACGTGTGAATAACGAATGGATTACTGGCGAGTGCGATATTTTAACCGCTGAGGCGATTCATGATGTGAAGTGCCCGTGGTCTATCGGTACGCATCCTTTCTTTGATGGTGAGGCTGATGAAGCTGTCAAGAAGGCTGGTTATGACTGGCAAGGACGCGGATACATGATGCTATACGACCGTCCAAAGTTTCATGTGCATTATGTGCTACTGCCTACGCCTCACGCCTTACACGGCTTTGGTGACGTATCAGAGATGCTAGTTGAAGCAGTTGAGGAAATCCCTTTAATTAATCGCGTTAAAACCGTCACAATTCAGCGTGATTTAGCGCTAGAAGAACTAATCAAAACCAAAGTATCTCTAGCTCAATCATACGCTAGAGAGTTAACTAAGCAGTTGGAGAGTATTTGAAATGAAATTTAAAGTATTTTGGATTAAAGACAATTCAGACGTTACTGACGACGAAGATTGGTATCTGACAAGCAATGGTCGATTGTGTTATTGGTTTGTCGATGCTGATGATCAAAATCAAGGTTGTGAATGCTCTTTTGATGACTATCGAATTGAATTTAAAAGTGAGCAATAAAATGACAAACGAAAATGAGTTAGATGTTTTAGCTGTTTTGGATAAATTGGCTTTTGTTGGTGTTTTTCTTCGTGATGATAAAAATATCACAAATGCCATCAACCTAATAAAATCCCAGAAATCCCGCATCGAAATTTTAGAGAATGCGATTCGTGACGCAACGAAGTATCACCAAGGCTATGTTGATAAATTGAAAGAAACTGATCGAAACCGCTCTTTGCGCCAACAAGAACGTTTTAATTATTTTATGAATATTTTGGAGAATAAATCGTGAAAGAGAATTTGAAGATTTATATTAAATCAATTCAAGACGGCATTGAAGCACAGACTTTACTTTTTAGTCTTGGCTATAAATGGGCTTACAACTATAAACCTGTGATATTTAGTGGATTCACTATCGGTCAAATGAATACTTGCCAAATAAGCAAAACCTTAACGCGCGGCGAATCTGATCGCATTCTTAAAGAAATAACTCTACCCGAACTTCGCGAACTAGCCCGACCAAAAGAATACTTGAACTCTGAGTTTGAGTTGGTTGTGACGAATCAGCCTGAAGATGGGTGGCGGTTAGTGCCTGATGGGGCTGACACCTTAACAATAGCCGGAAAAGATTTATTAATATTCTGGAAAACATTAAATGAAAGCGCAGTCTATCTTGAAACTGGTGTTTGGGATTCGTGTGAATCTAATCATATTAGCAATCATCTAAAACGACATAGTGGCGCTGCGAAAATCCTATGGCAACGCAACCCACAACAGGAAACAATCATGAAAGAAGAAAAGAAAGGTCGGTTTTTGCATCAAGAGTGGCTGGATAAATATTCGGCGGGTATCGATATTCGATACCATGCGCCGCGCTGGGGAAATGATATTTTCGTAGACGTTGACCCGTACACACAGTTAGATGTCTTCAATAATTCAGAAGTAATTTTTAGCCTAAAACCCGAAACAATCCAAATCGGGTCACGCACGATCAATAAGCCGATTAGCGTTAAGCCTGAAATTGGTACAGTTGTTTACATGCCTCACTTAACTAGTGCGAAAAAAGTTGTGTCGATGATTTGGGGGGATAACCATTTAGACTATGGTATTTTAAGTAAAAACTTATGTCATATCACTGAGCAAGATGCAATAAATCACACCGATGCACTTTTAGAACTAGTGAAATAACATATCCAAAAATAGCGATTATCTGTACATATCATGCGTGACGTGTACGGTTTTTGGGGGTTTTCTTAACGTGACAACTATTCAATAATTCTTAATAGTTCAAAAAAGAACCCACTGCTTAGGTGGGTTTATTTTCTCATTGTCGCCCACATCAGAGATAATGTGATATAAGGATCGCCTACTCGGCATGGCTTGGCGTACACAGCGATATTGCACTCTACGCCCAAGAACAAATCAAATATAACGCCTTGACATCCATTTGTAAACACTATCATGCCTGTCCTTAGTCCTAGAACCGTGGACAACTCACTTCGGATAACTGTCAATCACTTGTTTTGCATTAATCGCGTCTGATTGAGCGAGTTCTGCCAGCTTGAGATATTCGCTTGTGCATCGCTCAAACACGTCAGACAGCGCGGTTGTGTATTCTGTAATGTCAGCTTTGGTAGTGTCGGGCAAGATAATACGCTGATTGGCTTTACTGGTGATTGTACGCAAGCTGTCATTAAGACGCTGATTATCACGGGCGATAGTTTCAAGTTTAGCTTTTGCATTGTTCGCGTCCTGTGTGGCTTGATCCGCCATGGCTTGCCATTCTGTTTGCTTTCGTAATGAATTTTGAAGGGACTGAACGTATAACTCATGACTGTCATTAATTTGTTTGCTTAACCCTTCAATAACGCTATTTGCTTGCGTCACGCCGCGATTGTAGCCATGTTGGTTTATTTTATACGCCACTGTAGCCATGACAGCCAATAACGCCAAAATAGCCCATGTGCGCCAGTTTAAAAGGTATCTTAGAATTAATGGATTCATTGCCACACGCCTGTACGCATTTGCTTAGATAGGCGGTTCGCGCGCTCAGGTGTTTGTTTGGCCCACAATGAATTGAGCATGCCAACACTTGCGCCGCTATAATCGCCACTCTCGATCATTTTAAGCGTATTGACGAACTTTAATAATCCGTCCATGCCGAGTTGAAACGACATGTTGATTAATACACCCTGTCGAACTTGATCTAGCCCACTAAACCACTTTAATTTGGTCGTTAATGTGTTGGCGTTAATCTTGATTCGATTGTCTAAAATAAAATCCATTTCTTCGGGTCGCAATGCGCCGCCTTTCGCCTTGTCGATCAAAATACCTGTACCGATTGTCCAAAACCCTAAACTGTCTTTATAGGCGTATGGAACTGTTCCTTCGTCAGCTTTGAGTTGTTCGCGTACGTTATTGACTTGGCGCATCGTCGCTACCCTTTTTAATTGATTCTAACTGAGCCTGAAAATCATTCAATTTAGCATCGACCGCCTTAGCTGCGTTTTTTCTGAACCACTGAGACCCCATCGAACCAAGAAAAACCGCTATAACATAAGCGAATGATGAATCAAGGTTAAACTGCTTGAGTGACAACGATAAACCTAATGCGATAAAAGTACACAGCAGCGCCTCAATTACATCTAATTTACCGTTGCGAACCGTCTGTAACAGTGAAATTGTAAATGTCATGACTGACACCCCGATATAAAAACTATGGTCAACCAACCACGGAACAATAAGCCCCAGCCAAGCAAATCCGTCTGTATATTTCTGTGGCATATCTTATCCTTACTCAATAGCATTAAAATTAGACCGACTATATGATGTTTTCGTAAGTCGGTCTATCAGGTTAAAAGACTAATCGGTTCAATAGTACGCTAATTGTTCCGCTGCCTAAATCAATTGCGCCAGCGGTCGTGTTGTTAAATTTAATGCTCACAGTGCCCGCCACACTCACCCATGCAGAGATTTCGATGCCCTGTAAATCTAAGCTGAATGAAGGGGAGACAATATCACCTAATGCTGAGCCCGCAACAGCTAAAGTCGTTATAACATTGGTCCCAGCAGTCAAATTTGGCGGATTATAAACGCCAGAACCAGTCAAACTAAAAGCAACCGCCGCACGATATGGTTGATATAACCAACGATCACCTGTGGTAGGCGTAGGCGCACAT